TACATAATCTCCCTTGTCAGTATGTTTGCCATCTCTTCGGTTGATTATGATATCTATGTTTCTATTTTTTGCTATCTTTTCGTTAAAAGGATCTCCGGATAGGAACAACACTTCGATTCCGAGTGCCTTGAATCTTTTTATTGCGGTCCAGTCCTTATCACAAAAGGTCTTCATTATAACATTTCCGTCCTTATCATAATATTTTTTACCGTCGGTCAAGACACCGTCGACATCTAGAATTATTAATTTAATCATCGAACTTCTCCACGTAATCTGAGCAGACTCCTGCAAATTTTTGAACGTCACCGGAATGAAGTTTTTCTGGATGCACGGCAATGGTATACTTGCCACCCGGCTGTCCTGGGTAGGCCCAGATCCATCCTTGAGATGTCAAAGTGTACTTGTCGGTTTGATGCCAAAAACAATGCACACCTAAAGTGATCATTGCTTCCAAAACTTTGTAGTCCTTAGCATGACACCATACTTTGTTGCTTTTTAACCAGTCCACTGTTACTGGTTCTCCAGGATCATCGTGTCCAAGGAAAAATTTTTCACCATCAAATTTACAGATATCTATCTCGCAATGATATCCTTTTTTTAAGGCCTGCTCTATATATTCGACTGTGTTTTCTTTTTCTGGATTACGACCATTAGTATTGCCTCTGTGTGAAATTAATATCACGTCTACTGCTCCTCATCAGAATGCAGTTCGTTAAGCAGTTGTCTTAGTTTACCGCCCTCCACTGTTGCTTTGACCTTACCTATGTCATCACCTTTTGTTGGATCCGGAACTTTTGGTTGTGCATCAGTTTTATCAGCACTGACTTTTGACTTCTGTTTTAGTGAATCATATATTGTGCTTCGCTGTTTGTCAAATTGTTTGTATTCTGGATCGTCCGCCAAGTCTCTTATTCTTAAACTGTCAACGTCAAACTCCAAGTCCACCTTCTGTCCAACTCCTGAACTTGATCTAGTTTTCATGAACTGTATCTGATATCTACCACGTTCCTTCATCGCCCTACTTGTGAAGATACCAATCACGTTATCTGCTGTCTGTATCTTGGACAAGCCACCCGCGATGTGAGAGTGATCAAACTCTATTTCTTCAACACTTGCTCTGTTCAATTGCGATGCTGTTGCCAATAGCATCTGAGATTCCACAGCAAAGTTCCTTAGTTCTTCAGAAACATATTTGTCTTTGATGAACAAGTCTGCTGGACTGATACGTTTGCTTTTTGGCATCATCAAGTCCAAATAGTCAATCAATATACAATCTATTTTCTTTTTAGTTTTTAATTCTAGTTCCTTCAAGTAAGTTCGAATATCTAGTATTGTGCTTCCACTTGGCAAATATTTTATGTGTAGTTGTCCGGATTTCTTAGCCAACATCTTGACTTTCATTTCAACGTTGTCGATCTCTGGAAATACTTTCCTAGTTGGAATGTTAGTCATCATGGCATCGAGCCTCATCGCTGTTAGCTCTTCACTCAATTCAAAAGAGATATACACCGTGTTCAAACCAGCAGTTGACCAATTCACTGCAAGATTCTGTAAGAACAAACTTTTACCTGCGCCTGATCCACCTGCAAAAATGTTTAGTTCCCCTCGGTTGAATCCACCGAACAGTTTCTTATCGAGATTTGGCCAACCTGTGCTGACTTGTCCATTGGAGTTTTTTAATCTCTCCAATCTACCTTTTGGATCTTCAAAGTAGTCTGTACCAAGATCTTTTGTCAGTCCAACACTCACTGCTTCTTTGACCATGTCCTCTACCGGAGCATAGTCTCCTTTTTCTAGCAAGTCTGCTGACTGCAAAATGGCACGTTCGAGTGCCTTGTGTCTGGAAAACGTTTCAAATTCATCTAGCAACCAATTGAAATGACTTGGATCTAGATCTTTTGCTGATTTCAATTTTATATCATGTTTGGCATTGACCTGATCAACATCCGGCATAACCTTGTATTCTTCCATGTAGTCTTTTATAAATTTTGCGATAGGTTGCAATTTACGATCAAAGCTCAACGGATTAAAAATATTCTGTGCCCTGGCAAATGACTCTGCGTCGGCCAGCATCATCTCTATGTAAAGTTTTTGTACATCAAAATTATAATCAGCCATACATCTTTCTCTTTAAATCAATTTTTAATTTATTTGTTTCTGTGCTTTTTAGTATAGATTGCATTGTAAATAATCTTCCATATTTTAACACAGCATCCGCAGTATCTTCAACCGAATCGTGCCATTCTGGAAAAGCAACTCCCCATCCAAATTCTATTGCTTGGTTAATTAATTTTTCGCCGGGCCTATCTCTGTCAGGAACCACGATGATTTGTCTGTTCAGTCCTTCTATCAGTTCTTTCTGTATATCATTTATCTCCGACCCAAGTATGCTGACACCCGATGTGGTAATTGCATCAAACGGACCTTCTGTCACCAACACAAATTTTCTTGACCAATCTTGTGCGTCCATGTTGAATACGTATCCTGGCTGTACCTCAGTCACGTATTTTACTTTGTCACTTGGCTCAAATAATCTTCCTGTATAACCTACAACATCACCACGCCAGTAAAATGGAATAATTAATCTCTGGTCAAAATTGAAATAAGAATCTTCAGAGTACATAAAATCATACCAATCTGGGCCTATGCCTCTCCCTGTGAGATAGTTCAACAGATTATCGATTTTGTTTTGTTGTTCTGCAGACGATGTGCCCACTGTGTATTTCTCTAGCCATTCTCCGAGTGTTTTTGTGTGTTTGGGTAATTCTTTTTTCTTGAATGAAACAAATTTTTTCTTTTCATATTTGACATCGCTCTCTTCTTCACGCATGGCTTCTATGGCCAATTTACGTATTGTGTCATCGGGTATGCCAATGTATCCCATGAACTGTCTCATCTTGAATGTAAGTTTTCTACCTATTATATAACTTGCTTTGAATCCACAGTTGAAACAATGATAGCTCACAGTCCCGTCGGCACTGTTCATTATCCCGCCACGTTTTTTCTTGTCTTGTGTCTCTCCGTTGTGGACACAACAAGGAGCATTGAAGGCTATCCACCCGCTGGGTGTTTTCTTTTGGCCCGCAGGTAGACTAGTCATTATAGTAGACTGGATCAGGTTCATACCCTATATTTTACTGTCTATAAAGTATTTTGTCAATCTTACCAGTGTTATCGTCGTCGTTGCCCCATGTGAATCTAACCGAATGAAATACTCCGGTAAAGTTCAATGTGCTTGGAGTGGACGCACTAGAATATGTTGCTGAGGTAACAGTGAAAAAATCACTATCACTAGGCGTACTGGCCATTGTGCCTTGGACAATTAATTTACCACTAAAACTTTGTGGATATACCGCAATGGTATGTAGAGCCTTGTTGTTGTTTATTCCTGGTTTGCCATCTATAGCACTAGATGTAAATTGTAGCGGTCCACCTGTTCCTGTGAAACTATTCACCTCTGTACTAGCAACAAATTGTGGATATGCATCATCAAGGAGTTCAACCGTTCCTGCCGCCGCATACCCTGTACCAGCGTAAGTAACATTTCTAGCACCGCTTGACAATACTTCTCTGACAGCAAAATTATAGAATTTAGCATCTAGTGAAAGCAGATCACCCTCTGTTATTGTAGTACTGGCATCTCCTTTAGTGCTTACGGTGGAACCATCATCCAGTATATCGAGTGTTTTAGTAATCACAGATTGTTGGTTTTCAGTGTCAATAATATTCAATTCAAATGTTTTTGAAGTGATATCCTGGGCCTTTTGATCCTCATTTTTGAACGTAAATGTCAGAGGATTGTCTACCCCTCTGTGTAGTGTAATTCTTCTATCGTACACGTTAGAGTTCCTTCCGTGATAACCATTTATGTAGGCAATTACCAATTGTGATAGTAAATACCTTGATACTGTTTGCATAATACATATTTAACAGTATTTATAGATAGAGCATGAACGAAATTTTTAAAACTTTAAGGGACAAATTTCCCTTTTTGAGCCTAATCCAAAAAGGCGATCTTGAGTTTGTTGGGATTGTCCAAAACCAGGACTCCAATGTGATCAGTTTTTATGATTATGGCAGATTGATGATGCCTTCGGATAAAATGAAATTTTTGAAATGCGGTGAAATTTGGTGGTACGAAAGTAATAGAAAATTACCAATTAACATTTTCCTTAAAGGTGATTTTAGATATTTTAGATCTACACTGGTAAGTTTGAATAGCAAAGATGTCAAAATTGTTGCCGGACCAACGGTGCGATTGAGTGAGATCGCTAACAAAAGAGTTAAGCGTAAAACAATACAACTAGTAAGAAAGCCTACTTAAATAGGTTCTTTTTCAATCAACTTTTTAAAATATATCGTTAAAGGATTATTCGCCTGATAATGATCATATTCTGCACGGTGTGAAGATTTGTTTTTTTTCTTACGTTGTTTGGAGTTTCGTCTAGTTTTTTGATGCTTCATCAAAACTATATTTATCTCTTTTCATCAAATTCATCTGCACAACAATTGCATGGGCATAGGCCACTGCGTGTGATTTTTTGAAAAAGTAACCGCCATCTTGTGGACGCACCCAAACCTCGGCAAGGATGTCTTCCCATTCCTTATACATCAACTGTCTTTTGGCAGGACGTATTATTGCTAACACAGCCGCAAGTTGTTCTATGGTTTGTGGTTGCAGTTTTGATACTATATTGAAATGACCATTCAAATGAAAAAGTTGATCCACGATCTTCTGCTCCTTCAACATATCCCAGTCAGGCTCTTGTATCATTAGTTCTACAAGTTCTTGTTCGGATTTGATATTTTTATAGATACTGACGTTTAGGCAATCTATCTTGAAGTAGCCTCGATCTTCAGCCTCCTTGTAATCTAGTGTGCTGTGTCCGGTAACCGGATGCTCTGGAACAGCATGGAAATAAACGCCAGTTTTGTGTTTTTCAACTTTGTCTTCTTTGATGATAGTGGCTGGAGTATGCTTGAACAGTTTTAACACTCCGTCTCTATCAAAAAAATCTATGTCTACATCAGGCATTAGTGCATTGTTCCTTTTCTTAGTTTTTCATGATATTTGATAAATTCATCTTCTGTACCTGGCTTCAATATTTCTAAACATTGTAACATTTTTTTGTAGCCTAAACTGTTTTGCACCTTGCTATTCATTTCGGGCATACATACTTTTCCAATTTCTCCGTCGTGCTTGATATGTATTACCATGTCACCTTCTTCCAAATCAAAATCTAATTCGTTATCAATATCAATTTTTATTCTACTCAATTTTGGCCTCCTTGGCTGTCTCTTGTACAAACAATTGATCCGCCGGTGCACTTTTTATTTTTTGCACCCAAAAGCCCGGATTTATAAATTTTGCAGTCATTTGTAATTGCTCGTCGTTGAATGATTGTAACAAATTTTTTCCTGCTTTGCAACCTAGCAACATCCAGGGAGATATCTTTCCCTGTTGTATGTGTTGGACTGCTCTGTTTGTGTTAACAAGTCTGAAGTAGTCGGCCCATTGTGCATGTTGTTCGGCCGCCCAGTCCATCATTGTTGCTATGCTTCTTTGCAAAGCCGATTCGACAGGTTCACTCTTTAGTGTTTCGACCAAGTATGCCTCGTATAAATCATCTCTGGCCCAGTGGTCTAGTTTTATTTTTGAAAGTATTACGTAGTCAATATATTTTTCTGGATACAACGGGTTGATGTGCATCATGAATCGGCCAAATTTTACAAATGCATTGTAGTATGAACTTTTGCAAAAATCGTCATAAGTTTTTACTTTGCCTCCATGCTGATGTATTTCATAGAATCTCTGGAACACTATGAATCCATTTTGTACCCATTTCTCATTTTTTTGAAGATGCCTTCTTTTTGGCTCACACATGTGAACCTGTAATGTTCTTTCTCTAGTAAATTCTTTCCCACAATAGGTGCATTTATTTGTTGGTGATTCCATGAGACTCCAATAGTTCTTCTAGTTCTTTATCTGTAATAATTGCGTCCAATGTTTCAAGATCTGATTCTTTCCAGTTTGGATACAACTGTTGCAGTTGTTTGAGACTTTTGTTTGGAACACGCTTCATTGGCTTGATCCATGGATGGAATTGTTGCTTCAATGCACCACACATCGAAGTAAGTATCCAGCACAATTTTTTATGTTTGCTTGACAAAGTAAAGAGATGTTTGTTCACACATTCGTTTACCATTTCCACATAGTGTTCAACATAAAAATTATCCTTTGATGATACCGAACTTGCATATCTCATGAGCATGTATGGTGAGTATAGACTTTTTTCGTGATCGTCTATGCGATCAAAATAATCCTTATTTCTGAAGTCTACTGCTTTCAGTCCATTTCTTAGTTCAAAAAATTTTCTTTTATTTCCTGCTGGCATACTTTAATCCAAACATTGTACAATCTTTTGCTGTCTCGAACGACAATTTTATTTTATTTTGTAAATGGGTACAACTTGTAATTCTAAATTTTTCTTTGTTGCACCAGTCAAAAAAATCCATTGGCCATGAATCATCTAACCATACAGCCACTTTGTCAGATGTGATCATAATTGGTGCCTCGATTGTAATTGTTTTCTTACCAGACCGAGCCATAATCTACCTGTTCGCACTGGCGTGATATATCTTTAACAAAATATGCACATATCGGTTTAGGTCCGTCGGTCAATGGGACTGCTAACATTTGGCCTGACTTTATTTTTGGAAAGTACCATTTAACTTCTGTGTATATGTCTACTACGTCTATCGGAAAGAAATCTGGTTTGGCACTGCTAAGTGGATTGAATGTAAAAGCATCAAAGCCTCTATCATTTAAACTGGTTATTGGTAGTACATGCATTTCTGGTTGTCCTTGTTCACCTATTAGCATTTTCCAATCCAATGGCATTTTAATTTTATATTTTCCTATTTCGAGGACTGCCGCCGGTGCATTGAAACTTTCCAAGAATATTAACGGTATATAGAAAAAATCAGGGTTTGCAGGATCCGAATTGTCCAATACAGCAAAGCGTAATTTTTCGTCAACCCATTCTGGAATCTTTTCTAGAACGTATGTTTTATCATCAAGTGTTAGTATCTTCATATAAATCTGTATCTACTTTCTCTATATTATACGGATAATTTGCCTCTTTGTAAAACTTTTTTCTTTGAGTAAGGTGTCGCCTTGCAAATTTACAGGCGCTTGTAATGTCCCATATCATTACATTTTCTTTGTCCTGAGCTTTTCTTATACCTCTACCAATAGACTGTATTACTCTTACAAAACTTTTTCCTGGTTCGATTAGGACAAGATTAAAAATCCTAGGAATATTAATGCCAACAGCGGCCACTCCATATGTGGCAATAATAATTTTATTTGTCGCAGTAGATACTTCATCGTAGTGTTCCTTTCTATCTAGTGTTTTTGTAGCGCCTCGGATAAAGACCGAGCCCTTTATTTTTTTTTCTAATATTTCTCCGGCACTGATTCTGTCGACCAGTATCAGTGTGTTGCCTGATGTTCCTATATCACTTATTGTCTGTGCCATCCAACTTGTGCGTTTTGGATCCGTTGTCAGCCATTTTAATTCTTCCTGATAATTTCGAAATTCTAGCACATCGTTAGTTTGTAAAACAGTCACATGACAATTGGCTAGAACACCTTTGTCCTGTAATTCTTTTGCCGGTATCTTATTTGTAACTTCACCTAAAGAAACTTTGATACCCATGTATTCATATTCCTGTTTAGGTATTGTGCCTGTGAGTCCCCAACGTATTTGACATTTCGAAAAAGGCCCTGTTAGTTGTCGTTTTAAAACGTCTGCCTTTGCCATGTGAACCTCATCTACTATAATGGTATTGATGCCTTCGATAAATTCTTTGAACTCTGTGCTATGTTCATCTTTTGATCTTTTTTCTAAAACATTTAAACTTTGCCATGTTGCAATTGTGTTGTATCTACCCACTTCTTTCCTATCACCATAATAAACACCTGTATCTAAATTACATGCGAGAAAGTCTTCTTCGGTTTGTGTTACCAGGCTTTTGTTAGGAACAATTGTTAAGGTTCGTCCATATGGCTCAACAAGTTGGCACAGTGCGGCTGTGATTATAGTTTTACCTGCCCCTGTGGCTATCTCTTGTATGCTTTGCGGATCTTCTATAAATTTATTAATAGTTTCAACCTGATAATCTCGTAATACAATTGGTTCACCTGCACAAGGATGATTGCTCGGCCATTTTATATCTGAGAGATAATTTTTATCTATCTTTGTAAAGTTTAATTCTGTCTTTGGTCTCTGGTCTTCCAGTTCAACATACACTCCACCGTCTTCAAGGATTGGCAAAATCTGATCAACTAGATACAAGTATGTTGTACCACCCAGTCCAAAAAAGGCAATTTTGCCATCCCATCTCCCTAGCTTTACTGCGGGTAAATGGTATGCGTATGGCACTTGATATTTGAATTTTTGATGTAGGCGTTGTCGCCATTTGAGATCTAAGTTCTCAAATTTTACATTTACCTGATCTTTGATTACAAGTTTGCAACTACTCATATTTTGTTTATAATTTTTTCATCCCAACTATAATTAGAAGGTTGATGATCATTATAATACAACGTTTTTGGCAAATTATCAAGAAATCTTTTTAGGTTGTCTGTGCC